CCGATCTTCGGTGCAGCTAAGCTAGCTGGCCGAGCAGCTAAGGGGGCTGCTTGGTCAATTCCAAAGGCTGTAGCCGGTAAGATTTCCCAGGCCAAGGCAGCTAGAACACCGATGGGCAAGAGAGTTGCCAGTCTAACAAGCGCCCCTTCAGGCGGTGCCGGAACCGGACGACCAACCGTTGGAGCGCCTGCTCAAACATCTGGACCAGCGCAGGCAACTTCTATTGGAAAGAGAATTGCAGGATTTACGCCTTCCGGTAAGGGTGTTCCAATTCAAACAGCTCCAGCCACAACAACAGCAACTCCAGTCGCTACGGCTGCTCCACAGAAAGGCGCTCCAATCGTTGCGCCTAAGGCTGCTTCTGCTACGCCTGCGGTTGCCGTTGCGCCAAAGAAACCACGAGCTCCTCGAAAGGGTCAGCCTATTGTTACAACACCGACTGGTCAGTCTGTATCAGTAAGCCCTCCATCAGCTTCAAATGCTGGCGCGGTTATCCCAACAGTGCCAACGGCTACACCAAAGCCTACTAAAACACATCCTGCTCCAGTAGCTCCAGGCTTCGAAGCAAAGCCTGTTGCTTCTGCTCCTAAAGCTGTATCAGCAAAAGGGGTTGCAATAGACGCTACTCCTTCAGCCTCATCGTCAACTCCAGCCGCTCCTTCAAAATCAGCTTCAACAGGCGGTGCTAGTGAAGTGGTTCTAGGTGAGGACGGTAAGCCACTAACAGGCATGAACAGACTGTTTGCTCTACGAAGACGAGCAGGTATGGCCTTTAATGCAACAGGCGTACCAGAGGCTCAGCCTAGTGTTGCTACTCCACAGAAGAGTCAGTCGCTAGAAGGATTTGGTCTAAAGGCAGAGTCTAATGCTGGTGCTACTACAAGAGTTACTACACCTACCGGCCAGACAGTTGTAAGACGAAAGAAGGCTCCTAAGGTACGGACTGTAACAGCCGAATCGGCCGCTGCTAGTGAAGCTGCTCGAATGGCCGCAAGAAATGTAGACGCTTCAGGCGTGGAGAAGCCTCTTGCTCCGCCAAAGCCAGCCGTTGAGCCAACAAAGAAAGAGCGAGTAGCTCGGGCTGTTTCTGTAAAAGAACAGCACACTCAGCGACAGCTAGATGAACTTGCTGATACCGTTAAAAGAACCAAGGCCGAGAAGGGTGTTGCTGCAACTGCAACTAAACTTTCTGATGTTCTTCCTGCGCCTATTCGGAAGGGCTTAGAAGCTATTAGAGCGGGCGGAGTTACTGAGACAGCAATGACTAAAGCGCATCGAGAAACTCCTACAGGCCAGGAAGATTTCCAGAGCGAGAAGCAAGTCCGGGCTGAACGGGTTCAAGAACGACAAGCTGCCAAGAGAGCAGCTATGCAGGCAGAGACAGTTGTAGGTTCTACAACTGCTCGAAACGCTGCCCATGACGCTGAGGTTGCAGCCCGAAAGGCTCAGGTCGAAGCGCACATGAAGACTAAAGGCTTTACAAAGGTTGCAACCCCAACAGTTGAGGACCACGTTACTGGTACTAAGCCAGAGGCAATCCGAGTTGGTCCTGGAAAAGTTAAGGCAGGCAAGGGCAAGAAGGGTAGAGGTAAGCCGCCTGGAAGCGGACTACCTCGAAGCATTGCTCTTCCAAGGGCGACAGGCAAGCCATCAGGTCGAGTACCTAAGCCAAAAGCACCACGAGGCAAAGGTATGCCAATTAAAGCCGGTGGTCTTCTTGGTGGTGCTCTACTAGCAGCCGGCGCAGCTCGGGAAGCTGCGGCTGCTCCTTCAGGAGAACGAGGCAAGGCTGTTGGTGGATTCCTAAAGGAATCTGGTAAGGGCATGGTTAAGGACTTGGCAATCATGGGAGGGCTAGCGGCTATCCCAGCAGCCGGCGTTCCTCTAGCTACAGGCTATGGCGCATACAGACTAGCCGAGGGTATTCCTGATACAGTAAAGAACATTGTTGGCGCAGCCAAGGGGCTTGCCGGATGGGGTTCTTCCGCATTCAACGCTTATCGAGAGCGAAAGGCTTCGGAGGCTAAGTTCGGTGAGAAACAGTACCAAGCTGCTATCGCCAAGCAGAAGAAGAAGGGCCTTATATAAATGGCAATGATGTCTACAATGAGCCGAGTATTTAAGTCTCCATCTACTATGGGGACTAGTTACAGAGGTTCAACTATGAAACGAGGTCCTATGGGCACGACTGCTATGGCCTCGCCTCGTAGATATGCTCCTGATGCAACAGCAAAGGAATCGTCTATTCAAGTTCAAAGCTACTACAACCAGGCCGGAAGTCGGAATGTTGAAGAGCGAGAGGCGAACACAATGCAGCCTCAGTTTAATAAAAAGATGGGCGCGCCTGCTCTTAAGGGTACGCCCCGGGCGCCAACGAAAAGAGTAGATCCAAAGGCCGGACAGCGTGGGTTGAATTCGTTCCAATCTATGTTAGCAAAGAACCAGGCACATCGAGCAAAGATGCCATACGGTCAGAAGACATTGACAGCTAAGGACTGGAACTACGGGATGAAATTCTAATGGCGGATGAGCAGACTAAGGCATACGAAAAAAAAAAGCAAAAGGCTATACCTTGGCAAAAAGAAAACCCGGACACTAAAATGGCAAAGCCAAGCCCTAATAAGGCTAAAGAAATATTAAGAGACGGAACGGCCCACGGTAAAAAGCTTACTGATAAGCAGAAGCGATTTATGGGATGGGCTGCCGGTGGTGGTAAACCTCGATCAGCCGGAGAAAAGAAAGCCGGCAAGAAAATGGGTAACAAATAATGGCGTTTCATAAGAAGTCTGACAAGAAGGACGACGATAAGAAGGACGGAAAAAAAGTTCCTTTCTGGATGAAGTTCAAGAAGGGCAAGAAGGGCGGCAAGAAGGGTTCTGGCGATAAGAAAGCCGGAAAGAAAATGGGTACAAAGTAATGGGCAAAATATCTGTTATTTCTAGTGGTAAGCCAAGCGGTGGCGGCGGTAAGAAAAATGTAGGACTATCAAAAGGCAGTCCTATCGTTGCGGCCGCTACAGCCGCAAAGGGCGTAGCTAAGGGTTCCGTAAACAAAGCTAACCGAGGCGAGCCTGCATTTAGGGGTGGAAGCCTAGCCAAGATGGCCTCAGCTAAAAGAAAGATGGGTACTAGGTAATGATTTTCGGACTACCAGCCAATAAACGGCCCAAAAATGTACAGGAGGGCCTAGGTTTAGAGAATACCGGCAGCATCACTGCTCCACCTAAATTGCCGGACATGACTGCCGGTGGTGTTATGGGTAGTCTAACTGAAATGGCAATGGAGCGAAAGAAGTCTGCGGGCGAGCTTGGGGGACCAACTCAAGGTAACCAGCAGGCTATGTTTAATAACAAAAAGAAGAAGAGGATAAGTCATGGCGTCTCCGATGCAGCAAGCAGCTTCGGCCAACCTACAGAAGCCTAAGAAACGAGGGCTCTGGGGCGATATAAAGGCTATGTATAGTAGAATTACCGAGCCGATGGGTTACAAGCCACCGGCTCAGCAGGGTAATCCTTACGGAAATGTTTCACCGAAGGGTCGAATGATGGCTCAGGAAGTGGCCCAGGAAACCGGAAAATATACTGCTCCTAAGCCTACGCCTAAGAGCGATTTTGTTCCATATCCTACGAGAACAGCCTCAAAGGCAGAACCTTCTAAGACCCCTCGGCAGCTAGCCGACGAGAAGCGGGCATCTGAAGGAAGGCTTTCGTTCGAGGATGAAGTAGCCGAGATAATTCGAAAGAACAAGCGTTAATTTTAGCCGGTCTTAGGACCGTGCTTGGGGCAGCCAGGGTCCTCCTCCCCTGCTCTGGCTGCCCCTCCTTTTAATACTAGTATGACAACTAGTTGACTTTTCTGATGAAAAATCAGATAATTAAATAGAAGCGAAGGACGATTCTACCTTGTTGAACAAGTTGGGATTCGCTTCACCCAGAAGAATCGTTCAATTTACGGCACTACATCAGCCGGTGGGAGAACAAAGATGGCAGCACAAGGCGCGGAAGAAACCCTAGCGGAGCTTGAGAAGATCGCTTCCGGTGGGGAACCAGCAGACAGCGCAACTGGTAAAACTGAAGTAACAAAAACATCAGGCAAACCTGACGGGGATTGGATTCCTAAGAATCGGTTCAACGAAGTCATCACGGCCCGAAACGAACAAGCCGAAGAGGCGAAGACGTGGAGAGCTAAGGCTTCGGAGGCCGACAAGTCGATTGCAAATTTGAGAGCCATGCTGTCAAGCGCGCAAAAGGCACAGGAAACGATCAATGACTTGCGACCGCTAGCCAATGACCCTGTACACGGGCCGCACTTTCGGTACCTGCACAGTGTTCTAATTGGCGAGCCAATCGAGTTCGAGGGGGAAACTCCTCTACCCGATAATGCAACACCCGAACAGAAAGAGGAAGCCAGACTAGCTGAACTTGTTGAAAGACAAAATCAACTGGCTGCCACTTTGGAAGATCAACAGTCAAGCGCTCTTGTACAGAGAGCGGACGCGATTGCTGATCGCTGGTTAGACGCCCTTCCTGATGAATACACTGACGAAGACCGTAACGCGATTGCTCATCTATGGACAGGCCAGGTTGACTGGAAGACCATCGACAGAGATCCTAGTGCGCTAGATCAAGTTCTAACCGACTCGTTCCAGAGCACGTTAAACATCTACGGTGTTCCAAGGGGTGCTTTGTTTACTCCAGAGCAGGTCGAAGAGTTAAAACAACCAACTGGAGAAACACCCAAGGCTCTATCCCCTGAGGAAGAACTGGGTCAGTTGTTTGCCTCTAAAAACTACAGTGGTTTTAAGGGTACAGGCAAGAAGAACTTTGCTGGTACAGAAATCGTGGCTCCTGAAGTGTCTGACGATGACTTCGCACGAGATATGGCCGCAGCGTTGAAGGTAGCCAATAAGGCCCGAGGCAAGTAGCTGGGATTCTCCTGACTAGGAGTAATCTAAATGATTACGTTTGAGACATTAGGCGATATGCTCCTACGTCGGTACGTTGTGGACTTCATCGCCCAGATGCAGCAGTTGAGTGCTCCTATCTATTCACAGCTTAGAGAGAACACTCGATTCGTTCCATCTGGTGACGGTGCTTATTTCCCAGTACGGATCGACGGTAACGAGCAGGGCGGCGGTTGGAGAGCAACCGACGACAACCAGCTTCCATCAGCCGGTAACGAGCGGATCAAGCAGGCCAGAGTACGACCTAAGAAGTACTACCACGTAGTAACATTCTCGGGTCTTGCTGAGGCTGTTTCAAAGAACGGTGGCGAGGATGCATTTGCTTCTTCAATTACCGACGCTCTTGCACAGGCAGTAAAGCGAACAGGCGCCAACTTCGAGGTTAACTTCCTACGAAGCGATGGCACAGGCCGACTATCAAATGTTAGCGGCACACAGACAGCAGATACAGTGATCGAAGTTGACGACGCTCGACCTTTCCGAACAGGACAGCTAATCGAGTTCTTGAACAACAGCACAGGAGTTCGGATTGCCGGCCCCGTTCGAGTTGTTTCAAGAGACGTTGCTAACGGCACAATCACAATCAGTTCTGCTCTAACACTTGCAGATGACGACGGTATTTACATTTACGGTGAGCAGTCAGGCAACGCAGCTACAGTGGAAACTACAGCTCTTGGCCTACCAGCTATCGTATCAAATACTGGCACAATCTACAACATCAGCCGGACAACCTTCCCTGTTCTACAGTCGAAGGTTATCACAGTATCAAGCACAGCCCTAGACGAGTCGCTCCTACGGCGACTACGAAAGCAGCTATTGACTGAAACTGACACAGCTTCTCTTGACGGCTTCGTAATGGTTTCTAACTGGGACCAGTACGACCGATACACAGAGATCGCTCTGCCATTCAGACGATTCAATGATGCACGGCTAGAGCTTGGCGCTCAGCAGGAGTTGACAACATTCGAGGGCCGACCTTGGCTAATCTCGTGGGCTGCCGATCCAGCCATTGTCTACATGCTGAACCTTGGTGCTATCGAGCGAGGCGTGGTTCGACCACTATCAATCGACGAGCGAGTAAACATGGCTTGGGTTCCAGGTCAGGACTCGTTCACAGTACTGATGAAGTACTACGGTGAGAACGTAGCTCGACTGATTAACCAGACAGCTAAGATCACAGGACTAAGCACACCTACTTACTAATCCTTTGTAGGTTACTAGTTCTGACAGTATGAATTTAGGGGGGCAGGGAAAACGCCTTGCCCCCCTATTTTCTTGATTAAGGAGTAATAATACATGCCAAGAATTTTTCCATTAACAGAATCCGATTCTCTAGATATGAGAAACGGAACAGCGTTTAAGGTCTATAAAGTAGAACACCTTACAGGTGCAGATAGTACCTTGTGGGTAGACCAGACAGCAGCTTCCGCTGCCGAGCTTCCTACATCGGGAAACGGTCTAGCAAAGACAAGCGTTACACTAGCTAATGCTTCTGCTACAGACGGTGTTAAGGAATTGACAGTCGCTTCTGCCGCAGCATCAGGTACTTATTTGATTGTTGTACGATTTATTGGCTCGGGAGCTGGTTTCGGCTCATACAAGCCAAGCTAAGGAAGGAGTATAGAAAATGGCACCTAAACTGTTTCCTGATTTTCAAACCTTCCTAGACACCAGAGATGGCGACACAATCGGAGTAACTAAAGTTACAATGGTTACAAGCGACGACCATGTTATCCTACCAAATGCGACAGACGCTCGTGTTCTTGTAGGTACATACGGAGCAACTCCACCGAACTTCTACCTAGCCGCTGACCAGAACCGATTCAACATTGCTGACTCGAACGCTGGAGTGGCACATACAATCGTATCTCGACACCGACGAACAGTCAACTTTAACTCGGAGACATAATATGTTCAAGAAGCTAATGCTAAAACTAGCTAAGAGCGTACTCGGAGAAGTAGTCGAAGAGATTCTACAAGCGGTTGTAGACGAAGTACAGGAAGAAGTAGAGAAGCTGACCAAGCTCACTGAAAAGGAGCGGGCAGCAGCCAACATGGTGTTGGATTTAGTTGAAGAGCGAGCAGTCAGCCTACTAGCTGACAAGCTTGCAAGCCTATAAGGAGGCCATAACATGGCAGACGGCGATTACAATGTATTTGAGTTGGGTCGATCTAGAGTACAGGGCGGGGGTAGCAACCTAGCCGGTTCAGCTAAGAACGACAAGGTGGTGGTATGGGGTCAAATTGACTACACATACAACACAGACGGTTTGGTAGTTCCTCCAAGCAGATTGGGACTATCAGCGATTGACGTTATCTTGTTCGGTAATGTTTTTGGTCCAGCCGATGCTGCTCCTACAGCCGCTCAACCTTGGCACGCTATTTACACAGCAGTAGCCGAGGGTAGCGGTAACATTATTGTCACAGACGACGCCGGTACAGAACAGACTGACTCGACAGCAAGCACATTAAGCTACGTTGCTTTCGGTTCAGCTCTAAACGCAGACCTAACATAACGCTTTGAAGCAAGAGGGCTGGGGAGACTCAGCCCTCTCTTCTAACTCTATGTACACTTGCGCTGGTTGCGGGATTTCAATTAGACCTGTCCGTTTATCGGGCAAGCGACCTAAATATTGTACATCTTGCAGACAAGGCATACAGGACGCATGGAGAAAGAAGCAAAAGGAGAAGAAATAAATGGCAGCAGTAACAGTCACAGATCCAGACAAGAACTTCATTGCCGCAGTAGGTCCGTTTAAGATTGAAGTCGTATTCTGCACATCTGTAGATAACGACGACACTTATGTTAGCAAGCTAGTTAGACCGCTAGCAGCGTTCATGGTTCCAGCATCAGACGCAACCGCTACAACACAGAACCAGTCAGTTACAATCAGCGGTCAAACACTAACATTTAGGGACCCAGCGGTAACAGCACAAACAGTAATTGTTATCGGTTTCTAAAGACAGTAGGTTCTGGGGAGAATCTTATGAGACGGGTATGCAAGCCTGGTGTTGATTTACCAGCTTGGTTCTATCACGACCTAAAAGGCATTGACAGTAAATTAGAGTTCGTATGGCACGAATTTCGAACTCTATACGATGATGTTATGAATAGTTACACTGGGTCTTTTGAAGAGAGCCGGTACAACATCCATAACGAATTTGGACAGGAATTCTGGGGGTATCCGATGACTAATGGTCTCGGTGCCCCCATTCCTGAACTCTCTTGGCATATCTGGCGGGAGCAATGGCCCCACGGTCTATGTCATGTAATGAAAATTGAAAGCACAGAAGACGGTTATTTGAACGTTCTTCTTTCACGGCTTCACCTACAGGCCAACTCTACGCCTAAGAAGTATCAGCGAAAGATGGCTGAAGAGGCTGAGGAGAAGCGGCTTAAAGAACAAAAAGACACACAAGCCTTGATGGGCGATATTCAGGTAGCCAACGCAGGCTTCTTGAATAAAATCAAAGAAAATGCTGCCCGTGGTCTTTGGAAGCCTACGAACCCAACCAAGGATCAAATCATATCTTTCCCAGGGCAGAAGAATAGAAGCCGGATCATACGGCCTCTAGAAGACCATGAGGGTGGGCTGATACTCCCAGACGACTGGAAGAAGTAGGAGACTAAATGGCACAGCTAACTAATACGTTGGCCCAGTACATTGTCAGGGTTCGGCGGTACCTACGAGAAGACACAGCCTCAATTTCATACTGGTCAGATGACTTCGTAAAGCAGATTTTTAACACCTGCTATCGGAAGCGATGTGCCGAACTTATTCGATCCCACGAAGGTTACTTTACTTTAATAGGCACAAAAGACATAGTAGCTGACCAGGGCCGGTACGCTTGGCCGCCTGGTTTTTCGCGATTACTTAAGATCGAACTTGTACGCTCTGATGACGACCGAGTTCCGCTAGAGCGAGAAGAGCGTCACTATGGAAGATACACGTCTTCCAACAACAGCGGAAACACCCAAGACACATATCATCCTACGTTCCGACCTGTCGGTTCTGGCTTCGTGCTAGAGCCTGCTCCAAACTATGACCAGACTCAAGGTCTATGGCTAGAATGGAATGGCCTACCTGCCGAGCTTGAGGCTGACAGTGATACTGTCCATTCGGACTTCCCTTTCATTCTTGATGAGATTCTTGTCCTAGACACTGCTGTTTCTCTGTTCGACGCAGAGGGAATGCAGGAATCTGGGCAGCTTAGAACCCTTCTAAGACTGCGAGCAGAATGGGCAGAGGAATTCTCTACGTTCGTTAACTCTAGAATGATCCACCGACAGCGGGTAACTCCGTTCCGGGGACCTTACGGCGATGCTTAATGAGCGACCGACCAAAGATGCCATTCATAGAACTGATTGGCTGGCAAGGTATCTATACTAAGTCTAGCCCAGAAGTTCTAAAGGAAGCCCAGCTACGTGAAGCCCAGAACTGTGACTTCTTCGAGGAGTACGGTTCAGTAGCAAAAATTAAAGGCTCAAGCCGGGTCCTATCGTCTATTTATCAAGAGAACTCTGTGACAATGCCGATCTCATGGATCGGATTTCACAAAGCTCCCGACCTAGATGGTTCGATTTTGCGGCATATTCTTGCCGCGACTGGTACCCGGCTCAGCCGAGTGAATAGTGATGGAAGCCTAACTACTCTCGCGACCGGGCGAAGATCCGGCAGGTTCCACACTCATGCTCGGCTGAGTCGCTTCTCTTTCATTTCTAACCAGAATCCAGACCTTGTTGGTGACGGCGATAAGATGGTTAAATATGACGGTTGCGTCATATCTAACTGGGGCCTAACTCCGCCTGGACAACAAGAAACAATCCGGGATAACTTCGTTGACCATACTACTTGGACCAAGAATAATGTAACGGGCTCAAACGAAAGCATCATCACATGGGATGGTGCTTCGATGGGCTTGGACAAGACAGGCACATCCGAGAGAATCTTCTCAATCGAGAAGCAGTTCAATTTCTACGTTCAGATAGATCACCTGGGGAATGAAGACGACCGATCTTCATATTTCTCCCCACCAGACCGGCTTAGCTTCTTTACATTTATTCCTTGTGGAAAATTAACCGCATCGGACCAGGACACCAGCGGATTCTTTACTACGCGGAAGGAAGAAGCTATCGCCGTCTGGGTGTCACCAAACGCAGGTGACTTCAACACAAACTGGAAGTTCTATTTCACAATTGGTGATTTGGTTGAAGGCTGGAACAAGCTCGATCTAGACTTCTCAGCTACATCAGATGCCATTCAAACTCCCGCACAAGGCGGATTCTATCCTGAGGATCAGCATGTCCGACGGATGAAGTTCGAATTCCGTCTACAAGATCCTACCACTCAGATGACAGGATTGAAGATTGACAAACTAGTAAACTGGGACCAGGGCACTCCGGTTGTAGAAGTAGCAGGTAGCGGAGATTTCTCAGGCACATACAAGTACCGAGTAGCCTTTGTAAACAAGTATGGCTTCGTGTCTAACGCTGGCCCTGCTAGTTCGTCTGTAACAGCCAGCGATAACGGTCAGTTAAATCTAACACGGATTCCTCTATCAGCAGATCCTCAGGTAATCAAGAGACGACTCTACCGAACGGTAGCCAACGGCTCTGTGTACTTATTCCTTGACGAGATCGCTGACAACGTCACAACAGAATACATCGACTTGATCCCCGATGGTAGCCTAGGAAATGAAACTCCTCCGCTAGCCGGCGACTTCTCTCTGGACAACTCTCCGCCTCCTAAGGGTGGCATTGTTGCCCAATGGAAGCGAACGGTGTTCATCGCGGGAGATCCTCAGAACCCAGAAAGCCTTTACTTCTCAGACGACGACCAGCCTGAGAGTTTTCCACTTATCAACGAGTTCGTTCTGGACGGTAAGATCACTGCCATGTACGAGACTTAC